AAGTCATTAGTCTTAACAATGGAGCTGGTGTAGTTGACAATGGAGACATGTCAGCTGAAGATGCAGCAGATTTATTTGGTGCAACCAGTGGTTTTAAGGTTGAAGATCCTAATGTTGAAGCAGCTGGTACTCCTAGCTCTGTTGAAGCTGATGACTTCTAATGCGTAGTCATTTAGAAGAACAAGTTGCTGACTTGTTAGATCAGATGAAAGTGCCTTATCAGTATGAATCTGAGAAACTACCTTATCTTATCGAGGCAAACTACATCCCTGACTTTAAGGTTGGGGATATATACCTCGAAGCTAAAGGTTACTTTCCTCCAGATCAGAGGCGTAAGATGAAGGCTGTTAAAGAATCTCATCCAGACTTAGACATTCGTATTATATTTCAATCACCTAACAATAAAATTTCTAAACGCTCTAAAACTACATACGCAAAATGGGCAGAAAAAAACGGTTTCCCTTGGTGTGCTTACTATGCAATCCCAGTTGACTGGCTCCGATGAATCAACCTTCTTATATCACACAAGCTGTGATAACTGCGGTTCGTCAGACGGTAATTCCGTATACGATGATGGACATACTTATTGTTTTGTATGTAACCACTTTAGTAGCGGGGAGTTATCCGATGATAGTGAACAACCAAAATCAAAAGCTATGCTGAAAGGAAATCCTGTAAAGCTACGCAAAAGAGGTCTGTCAGAAGAGACCTGCCGTAAATATCGCATCCACATGGACGGTGATACTTTACGTATGCACTATTTCGATAAAGCTGGAAAAGTATGTGCAGCAAAAGTCAAAACAAAAGATAAAGACTTTTGGATGGAGGGTAATAATACTGACCATCAACTTTTCGGGCAAAATTTATTCCCAGATAAAGGCACTCGACTTACCATATATGAAGGTGAGTTAGATGCAGCCTCTGGATGGGAAGCACAACCTAAGTGGCCACATGTATCCATACCAAATGGAGCTAAGGCTGCAAAGAAGTCATTACAGAGGGTCTTAGATCTACTTCAAAACTATGAAGAGGTTGTATTATTCTTTGACAATGACGAGGCAGGTAGACAGGCAGCACAAGAATGTGCAGAGCTACTACCCCCTGGAAAAGCTAAGATCGCTAGGCTTGAGAAGTATAAAGACGCTTCTGAAGCACTACAAGCAGGAGATAATGAGGCAGTAAGACGAGCAATCTGGGATGCAAAGACATACAGACCAGACGGCATTGTCGATGCTAAATCATTACTCGAACTAATCACCACACCCACACCCCCCGCTGACCATGAGTACCCATTTCACGGATTACAGTCAAAGTTGCACGGCATACGGTACGGAGAACTTGTCACTATTACTTCGGGATCTGGTACAGGAAAATCCAGCTTCTGTAGGGTTCTTGCAAGTCATCTTCTCAACCGACAAGAAAGGATCGGTTACTTGGCACTTGAAGAATCTAACCGTAGGACAGCTCTCGGACTGATGTCTGTACAGCTCGGTAAACCTTATCATCTTGAAGAATATGAACGAGCAGAACTCGAACACGCCTACAACAGTACTATTGCTAATTGGAATCTTTTCTTGTTCGATGGCTTTGGCAGCTATGACCCTGACACAATTTACAGTAGGATCGAATACCTTGCCTGTGGATTGGAATGTCGTGTTATTTTCCTTGACCACCTTAGTATATTGCTGAGTGGATTAGAGGGAGATGAGAGACGTATGATTGACCAAACGATGACCAAGCTACGCTCACTTGTTGAACGTACTGGTATCACATTGTTTCTTGTATCACATCTCAGACGTACACAGTCAGACCAAAACCATGAGGAAGGGGCACGTGTAACACTAGGACAACTGAGAGGATCTGCTGCTATTGCACAGTTATCTGATACAGTTATTGCACTTGAACGTGACCAACAAGACCCCAACAAACAGAACACCACCACTGTCCGTGTCTTGAAAAATAGAAACAGTGGAGAGGTAGGTGTTGCTAACCAACTGATCTATGACCTACGAACATGCACTTTCACCGAACATGAAGTTACGCCCGACTTCGACCCGACCACAGACTTCGGGTAATATTAATCTAGCGTTTGACATAGAAACAAACGGATTAGATTGTACTGAAATACATTGTATAGTTACACAAGACCTAGATACTGGTCTAGTAACTGAGTACAATGACCAAGCTTCTCCTAATTATAGTATTGTTAACGCAGTAAATGATCTGGAACAAGCAACTAACATTATATCTCACAACGGTATAATGTATGACATACCGCAAATTAAAAAACATTTTCCTTTTTACAAAGGTCATGCCAAACATTGGGACACTCTTATACTCAGTAGGTTCTTCCATCCTGACATGCTAGAGCTAGACCTCAGACGTAAGTGGGCTATGATGCCAGCTCGTTTGTATGGTTCACATAGTCTCGAAGCATATGGTTACAGGCTACGCTGTTTTAAAGATGGCTTTGCTAAAACTACTGACTGGCAAGAATGGTCACAAGAAATGCAAGACTATTGTAAAAAAGATGTTGCTATCTTAGCTAAATTATGGACACATTTCCAAAAATCCCTGAGAGCGTTGTCTTAGAGCATCAGATAGCAGAACTAATGGCTACACAAAAAGCCACTGGTTGGCCGTTTGATGTGCAAAAGGCACAAGACTTAGAGAACACACTATTAACAAGGTTAGAAACGCTCAGGCAACAGGCTGAGGACATCTGCCACTACGTTCCACATAACTTGTTTACTCCCAAAAGAGACAACAAGAAACAAGGCTACATAGCTGGAGCAGAAATGCAAAGGTTAAAGGATTTTAATCCTAGTAGTCGAGAGCACATAGCTTGGTGGTTTAAAACTTTCCAAGACTGGACACCTACTAAACTCACACCCACTGGTAAAGCAGTGATTGATGAGACAGTGCTCAAAGAAATAAACACAGAGGAAGCATTAGTATTCTTAGAAATTTTGGTCATACAAAAGAAACTAGGAATGTTATCCCAAGGAACTAATGCGTGGTTGAAGTTAGTCAAGGATGGCAGACTTCACCACTCTTGCTTTATCGGTGCAGTGACACATCGAATGGCACATTCACACCCGAACCTCGCACAAGTAAGTTCGGACAAGGATTGCCGTGAACTATTTATCACACAACCAGACTGGAAACTTATTGATTCCGATTTAGCTGGTATAGAGTTAAGACTCTTTGCACATTACTTAGCCAGATATGACGGAGGTAGGTATGGCAAGATCTTACTTGAACAAGATATTCATCAAGTCAATGCGGATAAAATTGGCATCTCTCGCAGACAAGTTAAGACTATTACGTATTGCTTTCTTTATGGAGGGGGCAACCAGAAACTTGGACTGTCTTATGACAACATGTTATCCCCCGAAGCTGCAAAGAAGAAAGGGGCAGAGATTAGGAGAGCTTACTTGGATGCTGTTGACGGTCTCGAAGATTTGGTTGAAGCTACTAAAAGAGTTGCTGAACGAGGTAGCATACGTGCTATTGACAAACGTCAAATCCTTGTGGACAAAGGACACAAAGCATTGAACTGCCTTTTGCAAGGGTCGGCAGCAGTCATCGCAAAGCGTTGGCTACTACTAACTGACGCTAAACTAGGCAACACTACCCACGAGCGTTATGCTTTTGTGCATGACGAACAAGTGCTAGGTGCTCCAGCTGCAAACGCAGAGTACATAGCTGAGGTATGCAAACTATCTGCATTAGAAGCTGGTGAGTATTACAATTTACGATTACCCATTGAAGCTGACGCACAAATTGGCGACAACTGGGCTCAGGTACACTAATGTTATTAATTGACTCTGATTTCCTAGCTTACAAAGCTGCACAAGCGTGTGAGATTGGTATAGATTTTGGAGAGGATGTCATTATCGCTCAATCACAGTTCAGTGACGTACTAAGAGTATTTCATAATGAACTAAATAAAGTGACAAAGGCTATGATGGAAGACAACTTCATACTATATTTCTCAAGCACTGAAAATTTTAGAAAGAAAATTTATCCTGATTACAAGGGACATCGAATGAAACGTAAGCCCCTTGGCTACAAACGTTTAGTAAATTACTGTAGAAAAAACCACAACTTTAAATTAATTGAAGGGCTAGAAGCTGATGACACCATCGGCATAGAAGCAACTCGCTTTGCAGACCCAAACAATATTATTGTTAGTCCAGACAAAGACATGAGGCAGATACCTAGTGCTCTATGGAATCTAACAGATGATGTTGTTGAGATAACTAAAGATGATGGTGACAGATGGCATCTAATTCAGAGTCTTTCTGGAGACCCCACAGATGGGTACTCTGGTTGCCCTGGAATAGGAGTCAAGCGAGCTACAGAGTTATTAGACAAGAACGAAAACAAGTGGGAGGCAGTGTGTAAAGCCTATAGAGATAGAGGGTTATCAGACGATGACGCTTTGCTCAACGCACGTCTAGCCAAGATCTTACAAAAAGAAGATTTCGATCATGACCGCAACCAACCTATTTTATGGACTCCTAATTAATTATGTTGAATGATTTGTTTCCACACCCTTTGGTAGCTAGAACTGGTAGAATCCAACAGTGGATTAAAGAACCAGAAGGACGTTTACCAGTCAGCTGCACAGTATTTGTAGTTGAAGATAGTATCGAGGGTGATAATGGAATAGAAGCTAGCTGGCGTTTTGTCAGTCATGCTCTACGATTCGGAGCAGGTGTAGCAGTACACCTCTCTAAGATTAGACCTAATGGTCACACCAATGAGAAAGGATTAGTCGCTAGTGGCCCTGTATCATTTGGTAAAGTATACTCTGCCCTTAATGAAACGCTAAGGCGTGGGGGAGTATACAAAAATGGAGCTTGCGTTTTGCATCTTGACCTAGATCATGACGACATCCTAGAATACATCACAACACCAAGAGAAGAATTAGCTTGGGTCAAGCGTTGTGTAGATTTAACTCCAGAGATGTGGAAGAACACACCTCACAAAGAAGCATTGTTACACGGCATCAAGTCGGGTGACATTTGGTTAAACAAAATTAAGTATCAGTATGGAAAACGAATCTACTCCAACGTCTGTCTTGAGGTTTACCTGCCCTCACGTGGCACGTGCTTGTTACAGCATGTTGCTCTCAGTGCCTGTGTGCTCTCCGATATACAAGAGGGTTTCACTACAGGTATGTCCGAGTTGTGTGATCTCCATTCAAGGACAGGTGTTGGAAAATCTGGAGAATACCTTGCCTCGGAAAATGACAGACAAGTCGGGCTCGGAGTGCTCGGTCTTGCCAACCTCCTCAGACGTTACAAAGTAACTTATGCAGAGTTTGGTGAAGCATTAGATAGAGTTAACTATGGTGTGGAAACCTCAGAGAATGACACCTCCTTACCAGAAAATGCTCTTAAGATAGCCTTTGCTATCAAACGTGGAATACTAGCAGCAGCTGACATAGCTCGTGAGCATGGTATGGAGAGAGCATTTGCTATAGCTCCAACTGCATCATGTAGTTATAACACCAAAGATCTCGATGGGTTTACATCCTGTCCTGAGATTGCTCCACCAATAGCTCGAAGTGTTGACCGTGATAGCGGTACATTTGGAGTTACATCTTATGATTATGGCGAAGTTGAGATCGCCTCGGAAGTTGGCTGGGACGCATACAAGCGTGTAGCAGACGGCATAATGACAATGCTCAATAAAACGGGACTTCTTCACGGATACTCATTTAACTCTTGGAGTGATGTAGTAACCTATGACAATGCGTTCATTGAAGAGTGGCTGGACAGCCCCCAAACATCTTTATATTATTCCCTACAAGTAATGGGTGATACACAAGATAAGTCCAGTGCGTTTGCTGCATTAGATGAAAGTGATGTCGATGATTACTTGAGTGGGATACTAAACGAACCCATTACATGTATAGGTTGTGCAGAATGAACCCTTATGATAAGTTATTACAACGGAAAAGAAAGTGGACTCCCGTTAAGCCCACGAAAGGAAAGCTACTTGAAGGTAGTGAAGAAGCCATCTACCGTGCTCTGGCAATACGCCATATGGAGCTACCTGTGGGTGACTTTATTACGGAAACCCTTAGCAAAGAGGTTCCCGAAATTGCTAGAACACTTCTCGTCTCAAACGTAAAGGACGAGGAGAATCATGACCTTGCTCTTGGCTACATCGCTGACGCTCTTGGCGTTGACGAGAAGGCTGAGAGAGAGGCTAAACTATTACGTGATGCTTGGATAGCTCATCCAGATCACACTGTCCTAAAAGCTTTGGTTGCTGAACGTGCTATTTTCTTTGTTATTCTACCTTTCAATAGGTTTTGTGGCGATGCTGCTCTTAGGACAGTATCGGCTGATATTTCCAGAGATGAGCAAATTCATGTCGCCTGCAACTCTTTGGTATGTGCTGATATGGGTTTACGTCCTAGCAACTCTTTGGACAAACTTAGGAAGGCTACTATAAATTGGATCTTTGAACCACTAAATGATATAGCACCTAACAAATATTTAAGCAGAAAATTTTGGACGGATTCAAGTGATCGTCTAATGTACGAAGGTAAAGCTCCACAGCTTGCCGACACTAAGCGAGCTAGGATGCCCGCATTTTTTGAACATGCAAACACCAACTTACCCAAGTACGCTTGAGTGGGGACGTATCGAAAAGATGATTGATGATCTTGACGAGCAGTTTCCAGACAAGTTTCCAGACCACACACTATCAAAAGAAGAAATATCTTATAGGGCTGGTCAACTATCAATTATTAGATTACTAAAAGAAAATTTAAAAGGAGAATAATTATGTGTCTCGCAAGTATTTTTGGAGGGGGTAATAGAAACACCCCAACTCCACCAACCCCAGCCCCACCAACCACTCCTCCACCTCCAATGCCAGTACAACAGGCTCCAACACCAATGCCTGAGTCTGTTACACCTACTCCTGTTACAGAAGATGAGACTAAAAAGAAGGCAAAAGTAAAAGCTAAAAAAGTTTCTAAAGAAGCAGCTAAGAAAGGTACAACTCAACTAGCTACTAAGAAACCTAAGACAGGTGGATTAAAAGGAATCACAACTGGACAAGGTGCTAACACTGGCGGTGGTGGTTCTGCTGGAGGAACTTATTAATGAAGAACGCACGGCAAAGATACAACGAGTTATCTAGTCACCGTGAACAATTCTTACATGTTGCTTATGAATGTGCGGAGTTAACTATTCCTACATTACTAATGCGTAACGAAGGTGATGCTTTATATCAAAGCTTTCAAACACCTTGGCAATCAGTTGGGGCCAAAGGAGTCACCACGCTGAGTTCAAAGCTCATGCTAGGTCTCCTACCCCCGTCAACCAGTTTTTTTAAACTACAACTAGATGATTCTAAACTAGGTGTAGAGATACCAGCTGAAGCAAAGAGTGAATTAGATTTAAGCTTTGCAAAGATAGAACGAATGATTATGGAAAGTATAGCTGCCTCTACAGATAGAGTGCAGATCTTTGCTGCCCTAAAACATTTAGTTGTTACAGGTAACTCTTTACTGTTTATGAGTAAAGAAGGTATGAAAGTATATCCTCTTAACAGGTATGTAGTTGAAAGAGATGGTAACGGCAACGTGGTTGAGATAGTAACTAAAGAAAGAGTCAGTAAAAAACTATTAGGTCTGCCAGAATTAGATGCAGAGAATAGTCCTAACGATGATTCTAAAGGTGACTATAAAGGTACAAAAGATGTTGATGTTTATACATGTGTTAAACTTAATGATAATGGATGGCGTTGGCATCAAGAAGCTAACGACATGTTATTACCTGACAGTGTAGGTAAAGCTCCAAAGGATAAAACCCCTTGGCTACCACTACGTTTTGTCACCGTAGACGGAGAAGATTATGGACGTTCTAGAGTTGAAGAGTTCCTTGGCGACTTAAAATCTTTAGAGGCATTGATGCAAGCTATCGTTGAAGGTAGTGCTGCAGCAGCTAAAGTTGTATTTACTGTCTCACCTTCTTCTGTAACTAAACCAAGCTCACTTGCCAATGCTGGTAATGGGGCTATCATACAGGGTAGACCAGACGACATAGGTGTAGTACAAGTAGGTAAAACTGCTGACTTCCAAACTGCATATCAAATGATTAACATGCTAGAGAAAAGATTATCAGAAGCTTTCCTTGTTCTCATGCCACGTCAATCAGAAAGAACTACTGCAGAAGAAGTACGTATGACACAGATGGAATTAGAAAGACAGCTTGGCGGACTCTTCAGCTTGTTAACGACAGAATTTTTGATACCATATTTGAAAAGAAAAATGCACACTCTTACTATATCTAAAAAGATACCAAGCGTACCTCAGAATATAGTGAAACCTACTATAGTTGCAGGTATAAATGCACTAGGTAGGGGACAAGATAGAGAAGCATTAGTACAATTTATAACTACAATAGCTCAGACAATGGGGCCAGAAGCTTTAGCTCAATACATGAACCCTGATGAAGCTATTAAACGCCTTGCTGCAGCTCAAGGTATTGACATACTTAATCTTGTTAAGAGCATGGAAGAACGTAATGCTGAACAAGAACAGGCTATGCAAGCACAGCAGATGCAGTCACTGACTGACCAAGCTGGTCAATTAGCTGGTACTCCTTTAATGGATCCTAGTAAGAATCCAGAAGTATTACCTGCATTAAATCAAGTTGCACCCGCACTACAACCACAGTAATTATGGCAGAAACAATCCGCTACGACACTTCAGATGATCCTGTAGCAGCACAAGCTATTGCAGAGAAAGAAGCTGAGTCTTTAAAAATAGGTGAAGAACTTATAGCAAAACAAGAACAAAGATTTGCTGGTAAGTATAAAACAACTGAAGAACTAGAGGCTGGTTATCTTGAACTACAAAAAAGATTAGGTGAAAAACCTGAGACAACTGAAACAGAACCACAAACAGAATATGAATTATATACTGACGATGGTACTGTAAACTATGACACTGCTAACGAATTGTATGGGGATCAATTAGGTAATCTTTTTAAAGATAATAATATAGATCCGTTTGCAATGAGTAAACATTTTGAAGAGAATGGTGGCACTTTAGATGATAAAATGTACCAAGATTTAAATAATGCAGGATTATCAAAAGACGTTGTTGACTCATATTTAGACGGTGTCAGAAACCAAAATAATATACAACCCACTGCAGATACTTTATCTGAATCAGAAATTAGTGAAGTTAAAAACATTGCTAATGGAGAACAAGGTTATGATAATTTAATGGAATGGGCTGGCAACAATTTAGATAAAGAAGCTATTGCAGATTTTGATGGAGTGTTAGCCACAGGTAACAAACAAGCAATTAAGTTTGCAGTTAAAGCACTTATGGGACAGTATGAAGATGCTAATGGACGAGATTCAAAAATCGTTACAGGCAAAGAGTCAGCTCCAGAAACATACAGAAGTATGGCTGAAGTTGTAAGAGATATGAACAAACCAGAATATCAAACTGATGAAGCGTTCAGAGATGATGTCATCAGAAAATTATCTGCATCAAACTTAAAAGTATAGGAGCTAAAAAATGCCGATGGGAAAAGGAACTTACGGAAGTAAGAAAGGTAGACCTGCTAAGAAAATGAGTAAGGGTATGTCAAAACTACCTGCAGCTGTACGTAAAAAAATCTTAGGTAATAAGAAAAAGTAATGGCTGTCAAAAAGAAAAGTGTCAGTCTTAAAATGGGTAAACATAAGTCTCGCTCAGGTGGACTGACAGCAGCTGGTAGAAAAAAATATAACAGAGCTACTGGCTCAAATCTCAAAGCTCCACAACCCCAAGGTGGTGCTCGTAAACGCTCCTTCTGTGCTCGCATGAAAGGAGTCAAAGGGCCAATGAAAAAGCCCAACGGTAAGCCAACCCGTAAAGCTTTGGCACTACGTAAATGGAAATGCTAATGGCCTACAAAAAAAAATGTGGATGTAAACACGGAGGCAAAAGAAAGTAATGGCTAAACGTGGATTATACGCAAACATACACGCCAAGAGAAAGCGTATTGCAGCTGGCTCTGGTGAGAAGATGAGAAAGGTGGGGAGCAAAGGAGCTCCTACCAAAGCAAATTTTAAAAGATCTGCTAAGACCGCTAAGAAAAGATAATTGAAAGATTTATATATCTATCTAACTTTACTAACAAACATATTTATTTGCTCTGGCGTTATACGTCATTGGAATAATATACCATCAAAACAACATGACACCACAGAACATTTTTCCAAACGAAACACCCCCAAGACCTATGACACATCACAACCATGAACACGACCAGTGGCACGTTGCTGAAGAAACTAATGGCAGGTTTGCCATGCTTGGCTTTGTTGCTGCTCTCGGCTCCTACATATTCACAGGACAAATCATTCCAGGAATCTGGTAATCCATACTACGACTCTCATACGAGGTGGAAGATGTCGTGTTTTGACTTCGAGCTTGCTAAGATCGGGGTCTTAACTGATGAGAGTCTGGATAGACAATCTCAACTTAATCTTATAAATTTCTTTCTCTCTAAAGTGGAGAAGGAATGTTCACACATACACATTAATTAAATGGCTGCAATCTCATTACAAAGAGAAACAACCAATAAGTGGCAAGAGTTATGTGAGTGGGTAACAAGTACAGACAACCGCATTTATGTTGGTTGGTTCGGTGTACTTATGATCCCCGCATTACTTACAGCTACAACTTGTTTTATTATCGCCTTCATAGCTGCTCCTCCTGTTGACATAGACGGGATACGTGAACCAGTTTCTGGCTCTCTTCTCTATGGAAACAACATTATCTCAGGGGCAGTTGTCCCGTCATCAAACGCCATCGGCTTGCACTTCTACCCAATCTGGGAAGCAGCAACCCTTGACGAATGGCTCTACAACGGTGGGCCATACCAACTTGTCATCTTTCACTTCCTTATCGGTGCAGCATCTTACATGGGACGCCAATGGGAACTTAGTTATAGACTAGGGATGAGACCTTGGATATGCGTAGCTTACTCAGCTCCAGTATCAGCTGCACTAGCAGTATTTCTTGTCTATCCTTTTGGACAGGGGAGCTTCAGTGATGGTATGCCTCTTGGTATTTCTGGTACTTTTAACTTCATGTTTGTATTCCAAGCAGAACACAATATCCTTATGCACCCGTTCCATATGCTCGGTGTTGCTGGGGTATTCGGTGG